ATACAGTATTGCCTTGGACAACAGAGCCGTCTGCTAGGATTCGCATGCGTTCTGTTGCGGCTGTACCGAAAAGTAAGTTACTCGCACCCGTAGTGAAAATTTCAAGGGCATTAGCAGAAACACTGCTTGAAACAATCTGTGACGCATAGTTTTGGCCGCCAATACCTGTTAACCCAATGCCCGTGTACCTTAAAGCCAATGGCATATCCGCAGCAACACCTGTTGAACTTGAAACGACTATAGCGGAATCTGTTGTATTATTGTTTGCTCCAGAACTACCATCTTTTATAACTGCCAACTTTCCGTTAGGCGAACTCGTACCAATACCCAAAGACTCCGCCGAAGCATCCCAGAACAACTTAGCAGTCGTGCCTGTGTCCTCGTAGAAGCTGATGTCATTGTTATTGGCAAAGTTTGCTAGATTTTTAGTTGTGCTTCCATCTGCACTAGAAAGCAGCCTTACTGAGCCACTTGCTGATCCAGTTGTTACTGTAGAGTTTAAAGTTAAAGATCCTCCAGACTGATTAATTGTTCCATACTGAGCAGATTTTAAGCCCAATGACCTAGATACCCGTAACCCTACAAATTGGTCATTCAGTTCACCGTCAGTGGGTACAATGTGTGCGTATGCGTCAGGAGAGCCAGTGTTAAACCCAGTATCACCTATAACACTAAGCCCATCCGCCGTGACCGAACCCGTGACATCAAGATTACCCGGAGTTACAAGATCCCCAGACAACTTAGCAGATGTAATAGTGTTGTCTACAGGGACATTAACCTCTGTTTGAGTAAAGGTCATTACCTCAATAGTGCTTCCATTAAGAGGAGGAGCGCTAAAGCTAAGTGTTGTGTTTGTTACAGTGTACCCATCTTTCTGCTGATAAACACCATCGATATATACTTGTGTATTGTTTTCACTAATCGCATTAATGGATAGCGTAAAATCTGTAAGTACGCCATCACCGCTGAAACTATCTAAGTTTAAATTATTACCGCTTACACCAGCAGCAATTGTATAAACTACAATTTTACGTGTATTGGCAGGCGCTGCACTAAAAATAAGAGTGGTAATACCGCTGGCTGTGCTGATTGTATAAGCGTCTTGAGTTTGAAAAACACCATCAATAAATACAATTAGGTTGCCTTCAAGGTTAGTAGCTTGAGACAATACAAAGTTTGTAGTGACCCCATCTCCAGTATAAGTATCGTAAGTAAATGTGTTTGTACCACCGCCACCAATAGCGCCCCAAGTATCGGTGTAACCTTCAAACTGCTCAAGGTCAGCGTTATATCTAAAGTAACCAGCAGCAGGTGTTCCGGGCCTTTGCGCCGTCGTGCCGACAGGGACATGGACTGCATCTGTAGCAGAGCCAATGTCTAAAGAAACATCTGGAGAAACATTAAGGATACCTACGCGATTAGTTGTACTGTCTACCTTTAAGGTATTAGTATCAACTGTAAGATCTCCAGAAACATCAAGGCTGGTAAGTGTGCCTAAGCTTGTAACATTACCTTGTGCTGCAGTAGCTAAAGTTCCTGTAATGTTTCCAGAAGACTGAATAGTACCTGTAATGTTTATATTACCTGCACCAGTAATGTCATTTGAGTTTAGATCTAAGTCGCCACCTAACTGAGGCGTTGCATCTTCAACAACTTCATTGGTTGCTGCTACTAAAGTATCTACATAAGTCTTGACAGATTGTTGAGTAGGCACAAGCGTAGCTGAATTAGAAATCATATTGTCTTCATCTACAAAAGCCGTAACAGTAATTATACCGTCTGACAAACTTCCGTAAGTCAAGGTATTAATTGTAGTGGCATTAATAGTACCACCTTCTACTTTATCTCCTGAAATTTGATCATCTGCAAGAGTTAGTGTACCTGCAGAAACATCTAAAGTTTTAGCAGCTCCTACAGTGATATCAGAAGTAGCAATAGTTGTACCGTCAATAGTTCCACCGTTAATGTCTGCACTTGTTGCTGTTAAACTTGTAATTGTTGTAGCAGCTATTGTACCACCTTCAACTTTATCACCAGATATTTGGCCATCTGCTAAAGTTAAAGTACCTGCAGAAACATCTAAAGTTTTACCAGCTCCTACAGTTATATCTGAAGTTGCTATTATAGAACCATCAATAGTACCGCCATTAATGTCTGCTGTGTCTGCTACAAGGCTATTAATATTTGCAGTACCACTAATATAAAGATTACGCCACTCTTGTGCAATACTACCTAAATCATAAGTATTGTCAGTTTCTGGTATAATAGAACTGTTAATATCAGCGCCGAAAGAAACTGTATCTGTTGCAGCATCGCCAAACGTAAGATTACCATTAATAGTAGCGTTGCCTGTTACAGTAAGGTTTCCGCCTATAGAAAGATCGTTAGTGGCAGTTACGTTACCTGTAAGCGTAGAGATGCCTGTTACACCTAGAGTTCCAGCAACCGTGGCGTTTTCATCGATGTCCAAAGTATCGATGTAAGCTGTTCCGTCGATAAATAAGTCTTTAAACTCAAGTGAGGGTGTGCCAAGATCAATATCATTGTTAGTAACAGGAACAATGCTTCCATCTTGCACACGAATCTGCTCTGTAGAGACACCTCCAACCTCAACATATATCCCCCAACGATTACTTGTTCCATCAACTTCAATCTTATTTAAAAAATCTAAGTCACCTATTTTAAAAATATTACCGCCTTGCCCTGCGGTTCCATCATGTCTGTGACCAGTTATAGAACTATTAGAAGAAGAATAACTAAAAGAGTTTTCAAGTTGATTATATTCATTATTAAACAAAGAAGCTGTTATTGTATCTCCATCAGCAAATGTACTTTGTCTTGCGTAGCTCTGAGCCATTTGTTATCTCCTACCTGAAGGGGTGTAGTCTACATAAAGACCATTAATAGTATAAGGCGCATAGGTGTCTGCGCTTGTGATAATAAAACTTACTGTATCTCCACTGCCTTCTACTGCTTGACGTATTAAAGGATCTGGAGTTGCTCCAAAAACATTAGTACCGAATATACCAGAACCAAAAATACTTGGCAAAGGTATACCGTCTAATACATAATCTAAAGGCTGAGCAACTGTAGGATCTTCGTAATCGTAACGGATACGTAGTGTAGGTTGTATTTCGCCTTCAGGGCTTATAGATACCCTTACATATTTTATAGTTTTTTTAGTGCCTACATCTCCAAAATCTAAATTAGGAGTTTGATAAGAGGCTACAATATTATTAGGAACTCCACCATAATTAAAAGCATTACCTACATCGTGATTGTAAATGTAACCGTTTGTATCACCATGCCATGTTCTTTCTATGCCATCTGCTCCGAAATCTGCGCTAATAGCCGTTGCTTTAATACCTTGTATTTCTGAATACTCAAAACCGTCTTTTGTAAGCGTAGCAATAATGCCTTTGGCAGAAGCGTTTGCTGTTCCTTCAGAGTTATAGAATAATCTATACTGAGATTTATTTCTCACTACTACACTTGCTAAGGTTAAAGCATCAATGTTTTCAGAAATATTTTGAATAATAGATTGAACTGGTCTACTAACCGTTCCTAATTCAACGTCTCCGATACGAGCAGTACCTGCAACAGTCCTAAGACCATCAGCACTCAAAAATAAAAGATCCCCTGCCATTTCTTGGATAGACTGTGAATCAAGACAACCTACATTTTTAGCCACTGGCACGATTGCAACCGTATTTGAATCATTTATATTAATAAGTTTATTAATACTGTTCTGACCAAAAATATATAACTCGTTTCGGAAAGGCTTTAATCCTACTACTTGGTCTGAAATAGTAATAGCCCCAGAGCCTACACCTGTAAAGTTGTCAGGGTCTAGGTTTACACTATAGTAAACTGTAGATTCATTTTCACCTACACCAGCGGCTATTAAATGATGATCATGTATAGTAATGTGTGTAACTACATGCGTACCTTGAAGTACGGAAACTTCTCTAGTAAAAAATGTTCTGGTATTTAAAGCGCCAGATCCTTCCATTCTAAAGCTAAATATTTCATTTGCACCATCTGCAATAAGAAGTTCACCATAATCGTAGTTAGCTTGAAAAAGACCAAACTCACACTGACCTTGGTTTGCTCTTGTTGAAACAGCTTTT